CCAATAACTCATTTCTTAATGCTGTTTCTTCCCCTGTTTCCGCTATCACACCCCCTTGCTGGTCTATGCCGCCATCACCAAATGCCATTTTTGCAATCTTAGGTAATGGTATTTCCCCTGCGTGCGCCCTGCAAAGCTTTTCCCTGCCTATTGCGGTTATAACTCCTGCCATTTTGTTCACTCTCCTTTTCTTGTTCATTGATTATATACAAAAAGCGACCGTTTCCAGTCGCCCTTTATATTTCATATATTGTTGCTGCACCCATGAAAATACTACCATCCATTTTATAACTACCATCATTATACACAATATCTTTTTCAATCTTTAGTTTTCCTGCGTATCCTGTAAAAATACGAACTTCATCTGTTACGGTCATTTGCAATGGATAGAAATCATGAGATTGATCCGTAATATATCCATTCATATAACAAGAACCATCCATTTTATAGCTGCCATCATTCACAATCATTTCTTTATGTCTTATATGGAGTTCATTCTTTATCTTTAAATTGCGTAACCCTATTGCGATATTATTAACAGCATTTGTATTTGTTATAAAGCCTGTCTCATTACTCAACTTTGAGCAAACCTCACCCATTATGTTTATTTGCAAAGGGTAAAAATCATGAGATTGATCCGTAATATATCCATTCATATAGTAAGTTCCATCCATCTTATAGCTGCCATCATTCACCAGCGTTTCATTATCCCTTATATGAAATTCACTTTTTAGCATTAGGTTGCTACACGTACATATTATAGCGTTTATATTGCTTAAATGAAAAACAAAGTAGTAAAAAATATTTAATGGTAATATTTCATCTGCCAATTTTGACATTATCTGCAAACTGTTAGTATCTTCATATAATATAATTCCCAGATCCTCATTGTAATAATCTATCTTAAATGCAATCTGTGCATATCCTAAAAGAATCTCCCTTAGCTTATTTAGACTTATTTTTTTATTGTTTATTCTTGCCAGAATATTGGCACGTCTTTCTTCTAAACTCTGGTTTTTATCCGGCACTATATTTAACATATTCTCAAAACGTATAACGCCGGAAAGATTAGCCGTAAGTACGAACATATTATTTCCAACATCTTTTGATGCTTGCTTTAATTTTAAAAATTCAATATCCTCTGATTTGGCAATCTCTTGAATTTCTTTTATATTTTTAATGATTGGCGGATAATATGAAATTATATTTCTCTGCATATCAATTCCCCTCTGATCGGAATCTCGTTAGATTCTAAAATCAAATTTTCTTCATTTCCATTTAATTGTGTTTCCTGTACATCAATAACCCCTTCCACGCTTGCAATTGCCGAATTGATCCGTAAAATTCTAACGGTGATATAATCCGTATTTTCCCACCCTTTAGCTAGTTCCAAATAATACTCGTCTAATTTGGTCTGAATTATTGGCAATAATTCTTCCCACTCATACCCACTGTCTAAAGTTATTTTTGCAACGATCTCTACAAGTTTTGATTCACATGGAAGTAAATCCACCACATGATAAATACTGGCTTTCCCTTCGCCTTCCCCTTGTTTACCAATAGGATCTATAATTTCTTGAATATCTGAAACCAAGGTTGTATTTGGTGTACTAAACTGACTATCCAAAAAATAAATATTGATCCGGCGTTGTTCGCTTGTAACCCTATATATTTTACAGGCTCCCACCCCTTCCATTTCATTCATAATCTGCTTATATTGTGTTCTATTTCCGCCAAAAGCCTGTGTTGCACTTATAATAGAAAAATACCGTGCGCGAAATGTTTCGGTTTCTTCATCATCTCTCGCAGGTGTTAATAGTTCAATCAGTTCTCCGTTTTCATACCCATTGATGTATTGTATGGGCAGCAAGTCACCTTGTTTTACATTACCTTCCACCCCTTTTGTTTCACACATAAGACGGTAAGTTAATGATCCCATTTTTTCAATGCATTTATAGGTCATTTTACCTGCTGAAAATCTACTATTGATATTAACATCAATGTTAAAAATTGCTTTCCAAATTGCATTTGTTTTTTCTAATGGTACAATTCCCTGTTCTTTGGCTCTTAATATTAAATGTTCCCTGTCAGCCGTTTCTGCACTTCCATTTTGATCTATAACCCTCAAATTAATATACGCCTGTTCAAATTCTGTCGCTGCTCCTGCAAAAGAATGGTGGATTAATGTTCCTTCTCCTGTATTTACGTCACTGTCTACACCATTAATCAGATCAAGCATAATATTGTTGTGCGTCTTATCTTCTAACATATAGTCACCCTCCTACCCTGCGCTTGCTATGGCTATATTTTCTATGTTTAGATTTCCATAGATTGTATTTACAGTAAAACTGATCTGTAGTTTACTACCATTAAGATTAGTTGAAAAATCAGAAATGCTTTGTATATGTTCATTTATTAATAGACAATCCTCTGTCATTCTATGGGCTTCTGCTTCTATATGTTCATCCGTATATCCCTGTCCTATTAAATCCTCAAATTCACTCCCATAATCCCACGTGTAAATATGATATCTATATCTTGCCACTTGCAAAGTAAGCCAAATCCAAACTTTTATGGCTTCTAAACCCTCAACGATCTTTCCGGTCAATTGTCCTGTTTTAAAATCTATTTCATATTCCTTGGGAGTTTTCTTCTCATTCGCTCTTAACTTCCACGAATCATCATTTTCGATATATGCAGGAAATAAACTCATATCCTTACCAACCTTTCTAAAATTATATATTTTTCATCACTCAACCGATACAATGCTACTTCGTCACCTTTTTTTAACGGACTGCAAAAAGTAGTTGCATTCTGCTTCGATGGGGTATCATTATCAACTGCTTTGTGATATCCGGTTAGCAGGTGTTCCGCAATCATTAAATCACTACCTGTTAATTCCAGATTACCAGCACTACAGGAGGTTGCGCTATTCATCACTCCTATTTGTATGGGGCAGGTATTATCTCTATTTCCTTCGCTTCGCATAACCTTTAATAGTTCCTCATAAGCGTTCATAGTTCCCTCCTATGTTTCTTGACTACTATCTTCTTTGCTATCCATGATATTTTTAAAATTCAATTCAAGGCTCATTGTATGAGTGCCGTTCTCCCAAACATGGGTATCGCTATCAATCCAAAACAAACCGCTTAAACCTGTTGATTTGTCATATACTTCTACTCCATTGCCAGCAACACATTTCAAATCACCATTAATTCCTTCCAGTGTTACGTTCATTTCTATGCCATTTAAAAGGTTTTCTGCTGCCAGTGTTTCATTTACTCCCTTTTCTTTTTTATATGTTTGTTGATAAACGCCATATTGTTTTACCCATTCATCATTTTTAATTTCACCGATCTGTTTCCCTGTATCATCATAAATTTTTATTACATTAGCCATATTCTCTATAGTTTCTTGGTACGATGTATTAGTTATGTTGTATTCCTCTGCAAGTACAAAATTTTCTATCTGCGTACCCTTGATCTCTACTAACAATTTAGTACCATCCATCCGGCAAATATATTTTTCACCTGTTTGTCTGGCTGCTTTCGTATAAGCCAGCATAATAATGTCATATATTGTGCTGCCATCTACAATCATTTTTTTAATTGTTGCTTTTGTCTCTGCTATAGTTCCCATCTCAATGGAAAAATCCGCACATACCTTTTTTGTTATATCCTCTGCTGTTGTGTCAGCAAAATTATAAACAGCGGTACTTTTTAGCAGGTGTATTAGCAAATCATTGCAATTGTAAGTTACCATTCCTGTTTCACTGGTTTTTTCTCGTGTTTGCACTTCTCCATAAAATATTAAATTACTATTTTCATATAACTGTATCACGTCACCCGTTGCAATAGTAAGCTGTACAATATTTTTATCATCCGGTGCATTCGTAACTGCTATTTCTGCTGTTCGTGCTGCTTGCGATGTTGAACCTCCCCAACTCACACTTGTTACAAGTTGTGTAATATCTGTAATACTCCCATCTTTCCGATTTGTCCATTCTATTATCATACTGAAATCACCAACACCTGACCGGGATATATTAGATTGGGATTTCCCCCAATAACCCCTATATTTTGATTATAAATTGCCTGCCAGTTTGCACTTGAACCGGTTAGATTTTTTGCTATTTTACTTAGGTTGTCGCCGCTTTTTACAGTATAGGTTGTACTTTTTACTTCCTTTGCTGTCCGGTTTGTATCTACTGGCTCTATATTATTGGTTACGACTTCTTTTTTTTCTACTGTCTTCACTTTTGGCTTGCGATATTCTTTAAGTTCAATCGTAAAGTTAATGTCTTTTGTACCGTCATTTTCTCCCCATGTAAAACTTTCTATTGTACACTCCATATTTACCGGCGTTCCTGTCATTGTTATTCTTAATATCCCTTTATCTTTCATTTCTTCAATGATCTGCACGCTTTCTTTCGGTGTTGGAAATCCTGTATACTGGCAAAAATAATACTTACGCTTTGGAAAAAAAGAGGCAAAAGAAACCGTTTTAAGATTTCTCTTGCCTAACAAATTTATTTCACCTAATGAGTTGATATTAACCGATGTGTTATTACTTGTACTTGTCAACTCATACTCTGCTGGTATTACTGCAAATCTAAACTTTTTTCCTTCCTGCTTGAGCCAAATTTCCACTACTATCCCTCCCTTATGTCGCACCGGTATTTAATGCCACTTTTTTCAGTTTTAATGCTAACGCTTCGGCTATTCTATCTATATCCTTGTCATTGCGCACCTCTATTTTGTCTGCCAGTTTCTGTATAGTTATAGTAATGGATCCGGATCCGCCTGCTGCTGCGCCCTCCTGTCTTGCCATGCTGACCGATTTGTCATGTGGGTAGACCCTTGTGCCTCTTGGAAGGTCTACTATTTCACCGCCTCGATCGTGAATCATTGCCGTACCGCCCCGCCAATTATCCGTACCTTTGTATAGCATCGGGATTGTAGGGATATTGATTGAAAAGGCATTACCGCCGATTAGTGGCACCCAATCAGGAACCGTTATACCCAAATTGTTAATGCCGGAAATTGCACCATTGATAATACCAATAACCGCATTAATTGGTGTTTTACATAATGCGACAAGGCTTTCAAATACGCCGGAAAATATAGTTTTGACACCTTCCCACGCCTGCGACCAATTGCCAGTAAATACGCCGGAAATAAACGTTGTGATACCGTCAAATACCGTCATTAGTCCGCTGATGATTTCCGTTATACTCTGTACCGCTGCCGAAATGCCACCGGAAATTGCAGAAAATGCAACTTCAACCACCGGAACGATAACGCCCATCGCTTTTTGAATTGCACCGGATATAAAACTAAATGCTGTCCCTGCAACCGCCTTAAAAGCTGTAATAACCGCCCCTGCGGTGCTGCATGTATCACTTACCTTCTTCCCGAAAATGTTTGCTACTACGGTAGCCGCCGCCCTTACAACTTTCCCAATTGCTCCAAAAACTGTGCCAAATATGGTTTTTAAGTTATTTATGATGCTGCTAACCCTCGTCTTTATATTGTTTATGTTTGCGCTGAATTTGTTCATATCAACGCCGCATTTGGTTAGCACATTCTTTATTGCAGTTCCTACTGACGCAAATATCGTTTTTATGATATTCATGTTTTTAAAGCTGTTAATTGCTCCTTTTACCATGTTTGAAATCATAGTAAATGGTACCTTAATGGTATTTACCAAACCGGTCAATGCGCCACCTGCTACGGTTTTCAATCCATTCAGTGCACCCTTCCAATCGCCGGTAAACACCCCTTTGATAAACTGCGAAATGCCAC